CCCACTCTATGTTTCCCTCATTATCTTCTTCATCAAATAATGTGGCATAACATTCATCTATCATAGTAAGCAAAGTATTTATTAATTTTTCTTTGTCTTTCATGTTGGTATATATTTCATCAATAACACTATCTTTTGTCTTTCTATGATTTTTTAAGAAAGCACCTTTGAAAGCTAGATTTAAGTTCTTCATAGGAGCATTTGCAAACTCCTTAGCACTAAATCCAGCATCTTCAAGAGTACTTATAATATCTCTATCGTATTCTAACGTATAAGGAACATCCTTATATGTAAATCTAATCTTTGTGTTCATATTCAATTCCTTTCTTTAACTATTATTGTGTTGGTTTGTCAGCACTAACTGGAGCATTTGTTGGTGTAATGTAATTAGTTATTTCTAATATACTATTAACACTTGTTTCAGGAACACCCATAGCACTTGGTTCACCAGTAAAGTAGAATGATTTACTTAAACCTGGAATAACAACAGTAAACCATGTTGATTTTCCAGTTGCTTTAGCTGTTTCATAAGCAGTAACTAAAGAATCCCATTCAGTAACTAAGTTTTGAGTTAAGTTGAATGTGAACTCTAGTGAACCACCTAAATCTCTTAAACCTTTAACATAAGTTTTGAACTCTAGTTCATCCAAAGTTGTAGACTCTAATGTTTCTGGAGCTGGGTTCAAACTTGGTGTACTTTTAAGTCCAGTTAATTTTGTATAACCAGTAGTTGGTCTTGTACCAGCTGTAGCTTCAACAGCATATTGTAAAGACACACCAGCTGTAGATAAATTTATAACACTTGTAGCCATTACTAATACCTCCTATATATTGTATTTTCACTTGGTACTAAATTACAATCATATCGTAGAATCCCTGTTCTTATATTCGGGTCATCCACGCTAGGAACAGGTGAAGTAAATCCTACTCTACGAAAACAATAATATCGTTCCCCTTGTAAATATTTATCTATTATATATTGTAAAATTCTTACATTTTGGTTTGCTGTGTGTACTATACTTTGCTCACAATTTATTGTGAATTGATAAGCAAGTGTAGTAGCAAACTCTTTTCCATCCCAATATTTATGTGCAACAGAGTTATCAACTTCTGCAATAGTAACTAATGGATAACTTATTTCAGGTAACATTTCGTAAGCTTCTTTAACCTTGGTTTCTAAAATAGCATCAACTTCTTCATTGACTTCTGTAATCATAAAATTACCTTGTTCATCAACGATTTCGTCTAAGCTTTGAGTAAGCATTTTATTTAAAGCTTCTTCATAAAGACTATAAATCAAATCTCTATCACTAAATAAAGTAGTAATATCTGCTTTTAATTGTCGCATTAAACTTTCGATAAGACATCATCTACTTTCTTTTTAACTATTTCCTTATAATTCTCTCTTAACCAAATATCAGCATTATACATAAACTTTCCACTTGGAACACCTTGTGTATAATGAATATTTCCAAGTTCATCTTTGTAAGTCCAATATAACCCACTATTAATACCTGTTTTTTGTTGTTTTTCTTTTCCAAGATATTTTGCAGGTCTAATTGTTTTACCACTATTATAAGGGTTTAAACCAAAATCACCTTTCCAAGGATGACCATCGGCTTGACCTTTATCACCTGTACCAAACTCATCATATATAACACTACTACCCCTAGCAATAGCTTTATAACCACTACCATATTTTACTACAGCAAACGTTGGTCTATCACTACTTGTAAATTGTAGCTTGTTATAATACTCTTCGATTTTATCTTTCGTTTGTTCAGCTAAATCTCTTAGTATATTATCCTTGTCATCATCTATTGCTTTCTTAACAACTTGTAATTTCTTAATAGCACTATCTATACTCGATGGACTAAGATTAACCTTTATACTTTTTGCCACTTAATCGTAATAATAGAATATCTAACTGGTTTATCGAAACACCAAGTTCAGGTTCTATTTCTACCTCATAATCAGCGTTTTTACATAATGGGTCGTGTGTTTCTGGTGGTGTTGTAAATACATAAACCCTATCACCAATGTGATATAAGTTTTTTCTTTCCATCCACTCACCATTTATACGAACCCTTCTGTCGGTCTTTATTCTTAATCTATTTGGGTAATCCATACCCATAGCAATTATATCTGCTTGTTCAGTAGTACTATTATAATTTTCTTTAATAGGAATAGGTTCTCTAAACTTTATAAGACCATTATCTTCATATCTATGACAAATGTATATCTGTCTTTTGTTTCTTCGTTGTGTTCTCATATAACACCTACTTTATTAAAGGTACTATTCTACTCATAAGTTCATGTGGGTATTCTCCGTCACTTACATAGATTCTTTGAACACCGTTTTCACTATGAGAGTTTTCTCCCTCTACTCCTACCTTAGATAATGCAAACATACACATTGGAACTATCATATCTTTATACTTTATATCGTATCTTTTTTCTTCCGTAGGTACAAAACGTCTACAACGATTTATCTCACCTATAGCTTTATCAATTTCAGTTTTTAATACCAAATCATCAGGTACTTCTATTTCCCTATAAGTCAATGTAGCTTTAAGCTCGTTTATAAAATCAGTATAGAACTCGTCTATCGTTGTTTCGTTTTCCATAAACATCACCTACATTTCTAAATACGAGAATTTCTTCCGTTTTCTTTTCCAAAAGATAAATCTTTATTATCTTTTTTGTTTTCTTTTACATTTAACAATGCTTTTATTTCGTCTTTTCCTGTTGTAGCTACATCTATAGGTGTAACTTTTTCTTGAACATTATAGACCTCTAATTCGTCACCATTAGGTTTAAGGTCAAGGTCATCACCATTGAATTTTATGTCAACACCTTTGTAATAACCTTGAACCTTTATATAAAATTTGTTGTCAATTTTATAAATCATTATTTTGAACCTTTTTTCTTGTTGTTTTTGATTTCCTCAAGAATAAAATCTTCGATTTCTTTCTTTTCAAACTCACCCTTAGAATCTTTTACAGGTTCTTTAGGTTCTTCAACAACTTTAGCTTCTTTTACTTCTACAGGTTTTTGTTTTCCAACAATTTCAAAACCCATAGCTTTGTAAAGATTCTCATAAGCACCTTTAGTGACTTCTTTTTCGATATTATTTTTTTTAATCTTTATCATTAAAAACTAAATCCTTTATTAAGCTTCTGTATCTAAGATATAAATTTCGTTAGCACGTTCAAATGATGGTAAGCATATCATAGATACTTTTGTTTCTACTAATACTGGGTCATGTTCAATATGATTTGTTACAGCTATAGCACCGTTTACCATTGAAACAGTTGAATCTGCTATAGAGTTCATTAAGTCACTTTCTTCTGGTGTAGTACCGAAGTTAGTATATCCTAATGTTCCTTCTGGTAAGAATATAGCAGTATCATCTGGTACATACTTAACAGCTTGTCCGTTTTCGTTTACATATACATTATCGTATACATAGAAGCTAACACCAGTTTCTTCATAAATATAATTTAATGCTCTTTCACTAGTAATTGAAGCTATACTTCCACCAGATAAAACATAAATTTGATTTTTGATTGCGTTATTTTTTCTTAAATCACTTGCAACGCTATTATTGATTATAGCTCTTTTTATTGTAATACCTTCTGCTTTCATAGCATCTACTATGTTAGTAACATCGCCGATTACATCAGCATTAGCGTTACTCCATGAAGTTTGAACTGTAGCTTTATGATTATTAGGTACTCCAAAGTCATAAGCATAAGCTTGACCATTACTTCCTAATGTAATAGTACCAGTTGTTAAAGCTTCCATTCTCATTCTTTCGATTGTTACATAAGAAGCATCAATTAATTTAATTTGGTCATCAAATATTTTAGCTAAAATTTGTTCTGCCATAGCATTTCTATTATTAGCCATATACATATTTAATTGTTGTCTTAATTCTTCATCAATATAAACTGATTCCTTGAAGAAAGGCATTTTAGTTGTATATTGTTCAAATCCTTCTCTATCTCTACGAATAGTCTTAGAATCGAAAGCACTAAGTCTTAAAGCAACAGGTTGTTCATTTGCTCCTTTAATCCAATCTAATTTAATACCAATTTGTTTTCTGTTAGGAAATAAAGTTTCTCCTAATAGTGGTTGGTCATTTACGTGTTTTTCAAGCCAATATGCAACCATATTGTCACTAGATAAAAATTCAAATAAATTCATCCTATATTGCACTTCCTTCCACTAATACGATTCCTTCTGGTGTAGATGCTTTTAAAGCAGTAGCAACAGTAGAATCTAATTTTAATAAATCAACGCAACCTCTAATTACAACAGTTGCATTTCCTTTTCCTTGTGCGTCTAATTTAACATCATGTAAGTTCATAACACTAGGTGTATCACCAGAGCCTCCACTTAATGTGAATGCAGTATCTCTCTTTTGGATATTGCCATATAAAGGTTGACCAGCTTTGATAACACTGTTTGCTGTACCAGAAACTACACAAGGTAAAGCTAGATAATAACTATCTTGTCCTATCATGATAGTCTTTCTTGTTCCATAAGTACCAACTTTTTCTACCATTTTAATTCTCTCCTTCTATATTTTAGTTTCTTTTAAAATAATCAAAAGTAGGGTTGTTAGCGTTCATCTTTTGTGCTAATTCTTTACCAAAGTTTTCAGATTTTCCTCCAGTAGAACTAGAACCTTTTTGTTTACCCATCTCTCCAAGACCATTTTTTAAACCATCTTGTTTACCTTTTTCATAAGCACTTTTGATTTGCTTTCCAAAGTAAGATGAAATGTTTCTAGCCATTTCTTTATCTAAGCTAGATACATTATCCAAAAATGAATTATATTCACTATCAGTATCTTTAATCTCCAATAAAGTCTTAAACTCAGACATACTTGCTACAGCATTACTTTTATTATTTTCTTTCTCTAATGCTTTTAATTGCTCTTGTAATGTTTGTATAAGAGCTTGGTTTTCGCTAGATTCATTGGTAGCATTATTATTAACCGTTTGAATTTCGCTTTCTTTTTTACTTAATTTAGCTTGTAAATCTTGAATTTCTCTGTTATACTTGTTAATATCCACATAATTGCCTGTAGATAAATCAGCCAAGTTTTTGCCTTGCAAAGCGTTATTTATATCTTCAATAGACATATTCTCATTATACGCTTCACCTAATAATTCTTGTAAATTCATAATTTCCTTTCACGTGGTGTTTAAACAAGTTCTCTCTTGAACACGCCCTATCTTCTTTAAACCTCGCATAGGTCGAGGAATTTATAATCACTCTTTGTTAGAGTTATTACTTTTCTTAGATTTTTCTTCTTTTACTTTTTTCTTCTCTTGATTGTTTGCACCCCTAGATTGTTGTTCTGGAGCTTGATTTTGGTTTTGATTGTCTGTACCAAAAGCTTCTTGTTGTTTCTTTTGATATTCTATTTGGTGTTCTTCTCTTTCCTCTTTAGCTTTTTCACCACGTTCAACAACTTCATTTACTCTATTTGTTAAACCTGACATCTCTAAAGCATCTATTGTTGCAAGTTCACCAGTAGCAACCAATGTACTAAACGCTTGTGTTTTTGTTTGTAAGTTATCAAGTGTATTCCTACCAATTGCAAGTTCTACATTTAAAGGACTTAAATCTTTTGATACCTTACCAAGCATTTGTAATATTTTTATTCCAACACCTAGTTGTTTTTGTTTTGCCTTCTTAAAAAATAACTCTTTAAGCTTAGCAACTATCTCAATATCAGTCCAACCATTTCTATTTAAAACAGCTGTACCTGTATCCCCACCACTTGCTGTTTGTCTATCAGGAATACCTGTAATGACGTTTCTAGCTTGTTCTAAGTATTCTCTTATGTTATTAATACTTGAACTATCAACGACAGGTGATATGAATTTAGCATCCACATTACCACCTTGTGGGTGTACTAATGTAAGAAGTCTATTTGCTTTGATATTCTTTAAGCCTTCTGAATTATCCTCAAATTCAGCACCCAATACTACTAGCAAACTTCTTATTGTACCTTCTATATCGTTTAACGAATCACTCGCAACTAAGTTACTTGCGTTCATTACACTTATAGCTTGTTCCCAATCGCCAGTTCTAAACACGCTATTTTCAAACATTGTAATAGGGTTTTCATTGATTAAATTTGTACTTGATTCCGCTATTTCAAGCGAATCTTTTAAAATAAAACTCTCTTTATCCGTATAACATAAATATCTGTCACCCTCGGTGTCAGTATGTATAATATGACATGAAAGTATTTGTGGGTTACCTATAATGTTACTAAATACACAAAAAGTATCTCTAGGGTCTAAATTTGTAACGGTAATAGGTACTTCTGGAACATTATTCTCGTTTATATCTGAACTCGGTAATGTTATTTGATAACCTATACCACATATACTACAATATGTAGCTGTGTCTTTATCAACATTATAACTTCCTAAATCGTGATATATATCACTTAATGTTTCAATATCATTTCGTTTACCAACATCTCTTTGAATATATTCAATAGGGTTTCCAAACGTATACCCTACTATCTCTCTTGTAATAGGGTAGGCGTAGTTGACAACAACTTGATTGTTTATGTTGCTTGTTTCAGGAGCTTGTCTATATAAAATATCTTGGTCGCCTAGAAAATATTTGATAAGGTATTCACAATCATGTTGGTTTCTTTTATGCCATACTAGAGCTTTTTCCATAACTTCTTTTATATTGTTACGATTAACTTCCTCATAATCCAAAATTATTTTCTTACGTCCATAATTTATCTTACGATTGTAGAAAGTATCTATTAATGGTATTGAATTAGCATCAAATGCCATACCTCACCTTCTTCCAAGTTACCCTAGCTATCGCTATTATTATACCATACTTTTGTTCGTATGTCAAATTCTGCTTAATAAAGATACTTGTTTGCATTAATACTTTTTGCTTTCCCTACCATAGAACCACCCAATACATTTGTAATCAAACCGGCAAGTGAATCGGGCATATCGTCATGAATTTTATTTTGCATCTTAGGGTTTTGATTCCAACTATATAGGTTTTGCATAGCATCCAAATAATCTCTATCACCTTTAATAAGGTCTGGGTTTTTAAAGTATAATCTATAAGTATTTTGCTCTGTAGCTATACCCTTGATTTCGTTTTGACAAGCAAGTATTCTATCAGCTTTACTCTTATTCGTAGGGGCATTATGTGTCGTAATATTACAACGATACCCACATGCTTTTAAATCTTGCTCGACTAAAGTCGCAAAGAAATCTCCACCGTTATTCTTTTCTATTCCTACTCTTGTAACATTATTATCTATAATTAAATTCTTAACGTAAGGTCGTATATAATCATCTCCACCAAAATTATGTTTAAATAAAACATGCTCGATATACACTTCATTACCATACACATAACCCACCGGCATTGAAAAGTAGTCAGCACCACCATGTGATACGTCAGCATAAGCAACTATCTTGTCAGGCGTTTCACTTGGTAATTCGTTGTAGAAATTGATTGTATCTTTACTAAACACAATACCATCACGTTCTATAGGTCGCATTAAATACTTCGCACTAAAAATTACTGGGTCTTCGGATGCTTCAAGTTGTTTATAATAATCAACATCAAAACCTTTACCATAATCGTACTTAAAGTTACTATCACCATTCTCATCATAGCAAGGCACACTTATTATTCTTACTCTTGGGTTACTTCCGTCATCTCCGTAAATCTGTATCAATCTATTTGTAACATCATGAATAGACCAAGGAGTATTAATGTGAACTTCGGGGCATGGTCTATAAACCCCATCTTTACCCTTTCTCTGCACTTTTCTATCTTGGATAGTACTTGTATAGGTATAAAACAATTTCTCTAGCCTATCAGGGTTATTTGCTGTTTCTACGTCTTTTACCAAGTCATCACAATAAAGCAAATTACTTGCTTCTGCCAAACCTGTTGTACCACCATCTACTGATTTAAACATCAAAGTATGGAATCTCTTCTCATTGTTGAAGTCTATATACGAATACTCCGCACTCTTATTTACTATTCGCACTGTTGGGAATATATCATGAAATCTATATTCTTCACTAGTACAAATGTTCAGTACTTCGTTATAAAAAGATTGGGTAAGAGAGGCACTATGACCATTACCCAATATACTCCTATCTGGGTACAAACACGCCATGAATACGCAGAAGAAGATACCCGTTGTGGATTTTCCAGACCGAGGGGGCATATTAATACACAAAAAGTCTAATTTACCATCCGCAACATCTTGGAAAGCTTGAATAAGTCCAAACTTCTTTAAAATCTTTCTTCTAGGTAGATAAAATTGCTTTTCGATTGGTCTGTTCCATTCTATTGCTATCAAAAACGATTCAAAGTCACCACAACGTGCCAATGTATCGTAGCAATCAAGAACGTACTTTGACGTATCGGCTTCTTTAACACCTTGAAAAGATTCTTTAAAAAGTATCTCTAAACACTGTCTTGCAACTTTTTCAGCATTTTCAAAATCACTTAATTGCTCATAATCGTACTTTAAACCCATTAAGGCTTTTAAATAATTAAGAGTTGTTTTATCTTGTATCTGATTTAAGAGTTCAATTGTTTCATTGACTCTTTTTTCTATCGTATCTTTTATCTCACCAGATAAATTCGTAATCAAACCATTATTCAAGAGAATCACCTCTTTTTGACACATACGCATCATATTCTTCTAAAAGAGTTTCTTCCGTTTCATAATCGTTTAAATAATCCCAAATCAAATACTTATATTTATCTTTTAACCAATAACGTGAACTAATATACCATCTATAAATCGTAACATACTTTAAGTCATTATTTTTAAATTTATTCGCTAGGTTATACTTTATATAATACCTTCTTTTAATAAAATCATCAAAGGTAAAAAAAGTCATAGGTTCTCCTAGCAATTCTATAACTGTTTCCATATTATTCCCCTTTATAAATACCATAGAATAGATAACCCTTAGCTAAGTGTCTTTAAAGGCGTTTATACCTCTTTTTTACAATTATCTACTCTATGCTATCTATAAGGTAAGAAAAGGTAAAAGGAATCCTCTCTTTCAATTAAATTCACTTTTTGTATAGATAGCATCGTAAGTGTAAGACTACACCCGCACAAACATTCCTTTTGCATCTTACAATATACTTACTCACCCTATATGCTACCACTTTTTAACCAATTTGTCAATACAAAAAAATCGCTACCGTAGCAACCCACTAAAGTGACTCACTAAAGATAACGATTCCAACAGGATGATGTATATATAGGACTAAAGTCCATATATATCATATTGTAACACAAAAAACACATCTTGTCAAATTGAGGTAAAAACTGAAAAGAATACATATTGGCTACTCCCCTAGGCATCGAACCTAGAAATTCTACGGTCAAAGCGTAGTGACTTTACCAATTTGTCTAGGGAGTAAGGTGTAAGGGTCGAGGGGGATGGAGTTGCACCAAACCTTTAACTGTAGCCCTCGATAGTAAGGAGGCAATCATGAAAAATAATAAAACAAAAATTCAAGATTGCGTATAAGCAGAAGAAGTAAGCAACCCCCTAAGCTCACTTCTGTCTAACTTATAAATACATTATACCACATATTTGTAGGTTGTCAACTACTTTTTTAAAGTTTTTTGCCTCCCCTTTGACTTTTCGCCAAAATAGATGAAATTGTCGTTCAACATTCCTAATTCTTTATCAAAAACCATAATTTCATGTTGAGGGATGTTCCCAATACCAAATCTATTCTGATAATGCCAATTATCGTTCTCGCAAATTGCTGGTACTCTATGAACCGTAATACCATTTTCACTATTAATAACTTCTAATTTATGAAGATGACCTAAAAATAAGTATCTAAATTGTGTTTTACCATAATCTTCATAAAATTCCGCTGGAATACTCGCAACCAACCTCTTCTGATTAGGGTCGCCATGGTTAAAAAATAACCCGCATTTTCCAAAAACATAGCTCTGTGTATCCTTATAATTCTCGCAAAACGCAATTTTATCGTCTTTCGCAAAATAACAACTAAGTGCTATATACAAAAAATACTCCATCGCTCTACTATGATTCCCCGCACATATCTTAACATCAATATGATTAAAGTGTTCTTTCAAACTTAACAGACCTTTTAGGTACAAGTTGAGTCCAATATTAAACATATCTTTATATCTAACGTCATTGTGTTGAGGTGTACCACCAGTTGTCTGACTATTACTTTCACTATTGAAGAAATCTCCACCAACTACAAGCAAACATGTGTCACACTTCTCTCTTTCTTGTAAAGATATTGCCTCTTCAAATACCTTTAAAACCCTCTCTTCGACAATTTTATGGTCATATTTAACACCGGTTTCAATTTCGTTAGAAATCTTCCCTAAATGTGCCTCGATTTGAGGAATGAAAAGAAGTTTGTCTGGGTCTAATGATTTATTCTTTCTACTTTTAACAACTTTCAATGGTTGTATATTCTCCTTGAAAACATCCCTCGCAACATTAATTGCTGTGTCAATCGACACATCTTTGACGATTAATGGCTTAATCTTAAATTTAACAGCATACAACTGTTTTGTCGTCTGCTCTTTCGTATGCTGATTCCACATACTTGTAGTTAAAAACACAAACTCCCATTCGTCTGCATTATACCCCAAATACTCCAGCATCTTTCTTTTATCTCCAAATACTTCCTTTGAATACTCCACTACCTTCTGTGCCTCTACCATACCGTTTTCATATACCGTTTCATACTCTCCAGCACCACTTATCTCTGTATTCAATTCTTCACCACCATTACGTCTATCTCTTACATAAAAGCGTTTCCTCACTGCATCCTTCGATAAATTCTCTCCAAATTCTTTGTTTAATCTATCAGCAACTTCCTTCCATGTCATGTTGCCTTTTTTAACTTCTTCACCAAGAAGAATAAGTTGTTCTTCCAAAAGTAACACCTACCTTGTTCCACTTGGATTATATCAAACTACCTTTTTCGTGTCAACACCTTTTTGTACCCACTTTTTCATCTAATTTACACCTTTTTGCACCCACTTTGGTGAAAGATGAAATGAAAAAGAAGAGGTTATGCTTTACTTTCCCCTTCCTTTGATAAAAATGTGTGTTTTACTCGGTCGTGTTCTTCTGCACGTTTTCCATCGTTAAAACGCTCTACTGTTCCAACGAGAGATAGCCCGTAATACGACGGATTCTTTCAAATTTTACTCCTTCACCAACCATTTTTTTATTAGCTTCTGACATATACAGTTCCTCCTTTCTGTTGAAGTATGAGTGTATGTTTATTATACCACACTTTTGGAGATGATGCAAATGATGGAGATTGACATGAAGTTGACATATATGACATAAAAGGTCTTTTGTAAAAAATTTGCTCGGACACTTGATTTTGGGTTGGGGGTGGTGTTCCCTTTTCCCCCTCTAGGGGTATCTCGAACATTTGTACTATAAAAAGATAGGAGAGAAGAAGAAGAGGAAGAAAACACAAAAAAATTATAATAAAATTGATGTGTAAATATATCTTTTTTGTACCTATTAAGCAATAATAATATGATGTAAATATATTAATAATGTAACTATATGTAAAATAATAAATGTTGTTATATGAGGCTAAAAATAGGCAAATTAAAGGGTCGAACAAATGTATCGGTTAACATAATGCATATTATACGAATTGAACAAATGTTCGATTGTTATTAATATTATGATAATAACAAAATGATAATAACAACATCTTCTCTTACTACTACTATGATAATAACAAAATGATAATAAGATTGGGAGATAATCAACAATATGTTGAATAAGTGGAAGAAGAACGGAAAGAAGAAAAAAGCACCTCAAAAAAGGGCATTTTTAGACGTTTTAAGCGGTTTTTATTGTCAAAGGTGTTATTGTATGGGTTGATGTTGTTTTGTTGAAATATGAGGTTTTTGGCTTATTTATGGGGAAAAATCGACTTTTATTTAATTGAGATGTTGAAAAGGCGGAAAGATTGCCCCATTTTCCCCGTATTTTAGGGAAATTTTAAAAAATTGCATGAAAATGTTAGTTTTTTGTTGACATATATATTAAGATTTGCTAATATTAAATTACCAAGCAACAAGGTAGCGAGGTTATCGAATAATTGTTCGATATTGAAAGGAAAGAGGAAAAATGAACGAAAAGAAAAACAAAGAAATGACAAAGGAACAAATGAAAGAATATTTTTACAATATTATTGAGGACTTAAAAAGACAAATACAAACTTGCGACAATATTATAAAACTATACGAAAACCAAGAAGAAACAACAGAAACAGAAAAAAACATTTTAAAATTTAACAAAGAAGATAAACACCAATTAGTAGGAAAAACAATCTATTTAGAGGAAATGTTCGAAAAAATGTTTGCTATAAGATATTTTGATTATAGTTGGAACAAAAAACAAGAAAGCGAGGTTATTTAATAATGAAAGACTATGTTTTTAGAGCAACTTATAACATATTTAATTTAACAGATGAAAAACTAAACAGAATAATAAAAAGATACCATATAAAAGGACTAAAAAACATATTAATAAACAAGCTAACCGGTGAAATAATAGAGAGCAATAATTTAACCGATATAATTGAACTAATAGAAGATATAACAGAACAAGAACAAGACACAAAAAAACTAGATTTATCAATATATAGAAATAGTACAAACAAGCTATATATAATTAAAGAATTTAACATTGAAAGATAGAAAGAAAGAAGAGGAACGGAAATTATGAAAGATTATATTAAAAGAGATATAGAAAGAAATTTAATTATTGAGCAATTATACGAGAAAGACATTGACGACTTGAAAGCGATGTATGAAGAAATAACAAGCGAGTATTTTTGGAACGATTTAGAACAATTAATTGAAGATAATAATATAAATGGTTATAATGCTATAACAAGTTATATTTTTGGAGATTGTAAAGGAATAAATGAAGATTATTATACTTTTGACGGATACAACAACATCAAAAGTTATTCAAGCGACGAGCTAAA